AACGCACGCAAACACCTAACCGAACAAAAGCCCAAAGAGAGACACCCAGGCTGGATAGGGTAGGGGACCCCCTCCCGGTCTGCCCTAAAGACCGGGGAGGTGCTGGTGGTCGCTGTGCGTACGATATTCAAACCTTTATCAAGGCGGTGACGTCTTGACTTGCCCGAAACGGGCTTCACCTATCACCCGAAACGGGAGGCAATCAAATGGCTGTTCCAGGTCGTACCCCTAGCGAGAACTCTGTGAACCGTAACCCTTCTCGGGTTGAGACGCGTGAGTTTGTCGATATTCCTTTTGATGGGCCTTATCCTGTTGAGTTGCCTTTTGAGCGCACTATTGTGACGAAGAATGGGCAGGAGACTGTTCCCCTTCAGTCTGCGACTTTTCGTTGGTTTGACGAGGTGAAGCGTCTTCCTCATGCTGTTGCGTGGGACGAGGCGATGTGGGGTTTCGTTGTCGATACTGCTGTGAATGTGGTTGACAGTGCGAATTGTGGCATTGCTTCTGCGATGGTTGAGCAGCGTCAGCGTGAGGCTGGCGAGATTTTGAAGACTGCTGAGTCTCGTTTCAAGGCTCGTATGGTTTACCGTAAGCCGGTTGAGGTGGTGCAGGAGTCGTCTGGCGTTGTCGATATTTCGACGAAGCGTCGTCGCCTGTTGGATAATGCGTGAGCTGATTCGCTCGACTGAGCATGACCGTGAGCGTTCGCTTGGGTTTTTCTTGTGTGACTGGATTGAACATCATTGTGTTCATGGCCCCGGTGACGTTGCTGGTCAGCCTGTTGAGCTTGATGCAGAGTTTGCTGGCTTCATTGTTGACTGTTATGCACTTGATGCTGATGGTCGTCGTCTTTATGACTCAGCTTTCATGTCGCGTCCTAAGGGTCGTGCGAAGAGTGAGCTTGCCGGTTTCATTGTTCTTGCTGAGGCTTTGACGAATGTTCGTTTCAGCCATTGGGCACAGGCTGGCGAAATCTATGCTTGTTCGGATCATGGATGCCTAGTTGAGAACTGCACTTTTGTATTCCAGTTTGAGGCTGGTGACCCCGTAGGTCGCCCTGTTGTTGAACCTGTCATTCGCTGTTTGGCGACTGAAGAGGGTCAGGCAGGAAACACTTACGATAACGTCCATTACAACTTGTCAATGGGTCATTTGGCTGCTGGCATGCCTCGTGATGGTGCAGGTTTGACGCGTGTGTTTCTGCCTCAGGGTGGAGAGATTGTTCCATCTACTGCTTCGAACTCTGCGAAGGATGGTGGAAAGGAGACTTTCGTCGTTTTTGACGAGACTCACCTTTATATTCGCCCGGAGCTTCACCGCATGTATTCGACTGTCCGTCGTAACTTGGCGAAGCGTAAGCAGTCTGAGCCGTGGTCACTTGAAACTTCCACAATGTATATGCCCGGTGAAAAGTCTGTCGCTGAGGAGACTCACGACCTAGCTAAAGCTATTGCTGAGGGTAAGACGAAGCGTCAAAGACTACTGTTCGACCACCGTGAAGCTGATGCTGACATTGATTTGACGGATGAAGACCAGGTTCGTGCTGGTTTGCGTGACGTTTATGGCCCTTTTGCTGAGGTTATGGACATTGAACGTATTTTGTCTGAAATATATGATCCGCGAAATGACCCGCAAGATTCGCGCCGGTATTACTTCAACCAGCCGACTTCGTCTCGTGATGCGTGGCTGTCTGCTCCTGAGTGGAACGCTTGCACGCTGATTGATGAAGTGAAGTCGACTGATGAAATCACTCTCGGCTTTGACGGTTCGCGTAAACGCTCTCGTGGGGTTGCCGATGCGACTGCTCTTGTTGGTTGCCGTGTCTCTGACGGATTCTTGTTTGAGATTCGAGTGTGGGAACAGCCTGACGGCCCTGCTGGGGATGATTGGGAAGTGCCCGCCGCTGAGGTGGACTTTGAGGTTCGCAAAGCGTTCGAGGATTACAAGGTTGTCGGCATGTTTGCTGACCCTGCCAAGTGGGAGTCTTACATTGCCGGGTGGGAATCCGCGTTTGGTAAGAAGTTGAAGGTCAAGTCGTCACTGAATCATCCGATTGAGTGGTGGATGACTGGAAATCGCTCGTTCTTGGTGGTTCGTGCTTTGGAGCAGTTCCACAATGCTGTTGTCTCTAACGATTTAGTGCATGACGGTTCGAGAACTTTGACCAGGCATGTCCTCAATGCGCGTCGCCGTATCGGCCGCAGTGGAATCACGATTGCGAAAGAGCATCCTGATTCAAGAAACAAGATTGACGCCGCCGTGGCCGCCGTTTTGGCGTATCAGGCACGGTTGCAAGCCTTATCTAAGGGTGAGGCGACGCGTAGCACGTTCGTGCCTCGCCGTATTCGCTAAGGAGTAAGTTGTGTCCACTGACCTAACCGTCACACAGCAGCGCAGAGTTCGTGACCTCGCAAAAGAACAGGCTCATTTGAACCTGCTAGAGCGTTATTACGATGGAGACGCGCCACTTCCAGAAGGTGCTGAGGGTGCTTCACGCGCTTTCCGCCGTTTCCAGAAGAAGGCACGCACCAACATTGCATCTTTGGCTGTTGCGGCTACTCGTGAGCGCATGATTATCGGCGGATTCCGCACTGGTGCTGATGGTGACGAGAATGGCGACCTTGTTGCCCGTCGTCTCTGGAAAGCAAACAACTTGGACGTGTTGGCGTCTGACATTCACAACAAGATGCTCACTTTTGGTGAGTGTTATGCGATTGTCGGCCCTCCTCTGGTTGAAGGCGGATTCCCCGTCGTCACTGTAGAGGATCCACGTCAGGTCGATGCTGAAGAACACCCTGCTGACCCTCGGATCATCACTGAAGCCATCAAGTTGTGGCGTGATGATGAGATGGGCATGGATGTCGCTTACTTCTACTATCCAGACCGTTTCGAAGTGTTTGTGAAGCCTTCGGATAAGTCTCTTTATGAGATTGAGGGTTGGATTTACCGCGAAGACCTCTCTTCTGAGAACCCTCTGGGTGAAGTGCCTGTTGTTTGCTTCGAAAACATTGACGGCAAAGGCGAGTTTGAGCCTTTCCTAGACATCATTGACCGCATCAACCACATGATTTTGCAACGTCTAGTCATTGTGACCACTCAGGCGTTCAAACAGCGTGCAATCAAGGGCGACCTGCCTCAGTTCGATAAGGACGGCAACGAGGTCGACTACAACGGACTCTTTGAACCCGGCCCCGGTGCTTTGTGGATGCTCCCTGAGGGTGCAGACATTTGGGAATCTGGTCAGACGGACATTCAGGGCATTATTTCTGCTGTTCGTGCAGATATTCAGGACTTTGCAGCCCTCACTCGCACCCCAATGCACTATCTGTCACCAGATGGAGCTAACCAGTCTGCTGAGGGAGCCGCTTTGGCTCGTGAAGGTCTTGTTTTCAAGGCTGAAGACCGCATGACTCGTGTCACTTCTTCTTGGTCAAAGGTTATGTCTTTGATGTTCAAGTGGATGGGTGATGACGTTCGCGCAAACTTGCTTGATCTGGAACCTATTTGGAAGCCAGCGGAGCGATATTCACTTTCTGAGCGTGCAGATTCGAACTCGAAGTTCCAAGACCTGCCGTTCCGTTCTCGTATGCAACTTATTGGTCAATTTTCTCCTGCTGAGATTGCCGAAATGGAAGTTGAACGAGCTGGTGAAGCAATCTTGACTCAGGCCATGTTGGGCGGTCAGGTTGCCAACCCGTAGAGAACTCGCAGACGCCTACCAGACGCTCTCTGGGCGTCTTTTAGACTCGGCAGGGGTTACCGCGCGTGAAGCCTTTTTGAGCCTCCCAGATTGGCGTGACGAGAATGTTGCCGAGTTTGTTTCGACCATGTCAAACACTCTCACTGCGACTAAACGACAGGCTGCGAAGCTTGCCGTCGCCTTCTATAGCGAGATAGCAAAACTCGATGGTCAAACATTCACTCCGCCTGTAATCCCTGCCGACACTTTGTCCACTTCGACGCTCCGAAACGGAGCTGACCAGGTGCAGGTTTACAGTCGCCCATTTGTGGACATGAGAACTGCACTCGGAGCTGGCAAGACTTTCAGTGATGCCCTTGAGGCTGGAGCGTTTCGCGCTCAAGACTTGGCTCGAACTGAGGTTCAACTTGCCCGTCGAGGTGCTGGACTTGTAGCTCGTAAAGGAAACAAGAACATTGTTGGCTATTTGCGCGTCTTGTCCGGTTCAGAGAACTGTGCGCTCTGCTATGTCGCCTCAACTCAGCGTTACCACAAGGCAGACCTTCAGCCCATCCACCCCGGATGTGACTGTGGAGAACAGCCTATTTATGGAAGCACAGACGTCGGTCAAGTAATTGACCAAACACGTCTCGATGCTGTTCATGAAGCAGTTGGTGACCGGTTTGCGGTTTCGGATCGTGGCGCACGTTCCATCGATTACTCAAAAATCGCTATTCGCCAGCATGGAGAGCTTGGCCCTGTCTTGACAGTGGCTGACCAGCACTTCACTGGCCCTTCAGATTTACCCCCTGCCCGCACTTGGGGTTAACAACTTCCAGCCATCCGGTTGGGAAAGCTCGCAACGAGCGCACATCATCCGAAACGGAGAATGACCCATGTCAGAAGAGAACGTCGAAGAAGTAGAGACGCCACTTGAAGCTGAACCTGTTGAAGAGACTGAAACGGTCGATTTAGCGACTGAGGTTGAGAAGTGGAAGGCATTGAGCCGAAAGAATGAGCAACAGGCGAAAGCTAACGCTCAAGCAGCTAAAGAGCTAGATGCTCTCAAGAAAGAATCCCTGACGGATCAGGAGCGACTTATTGAGTCGACTCGTGAAGAGACGCGTCTGGCTGTTCGTCTTGAGTATGCAAGCAAGCTGGTTGACGCTGAACTCAAATCTGCTCTCAATGGTCGTGCTGTAGAGGGCAACGCTCTCCTCAGCTTCAACAAGTCTCAATTTATTGACGATTCAGGCGACATCGATTCCGAAGCCATCCAGGCGTGGGTCGAAGCGCACACCAAAACTCCCGAAACAGCTTTGCCCGACTTGGGTCAAGGCGTTCGGGGAAAAACAATTTCCGGTTCGGCACAGATTCGTTCACGCGATGAACTGTCGAACATGTCCAATGAGGAAATCTTGGCAGCCCGTAAAGACGGCCGTCTCGACGCAATCATGGGCAAACACTAACCCGAAAGGATAAGCCCTAATGGCTATCGACAACTTCATCCCAGAAATCTGGTCAGCTGGCGTTCAGCAGTCTTTCTTCGCAAACCAGCTCATTATCCCCACCCTGAACACTCAGTTCTCCGGCGACGCTCGTCGTGGAAACACCGTTCACATCATCAACGCAACCACCCCCACCATCGTTGACTACGCAGGTGCTGGTCGTAGCATCACCGCTGAAGCTCTCGGTGACACTGAGGTTTCTCTCCTCATTGACCAGGAGCGTGCGTTCTCGGTCAACATCGACGATGTAGACGCAGTTCAGGCTGCTGGCTCTTTCGACGCATGGGTTGGTTCTGCTGGTAAGGCACTTGCAGAAGACGCTGAAGAGTACGTCATTGCACAGCTTCTCGCTGGCGCAACTTCCGCTCAGGAGTCCACTCCTGTAGCTGTTGACACCTTCGCTGAGGCAAAGGCCGCTCTCCAGAAGATCCGCACCATGATGGCTAAGGCTAAGGTTCCTACTGCTGACCGTTTCGTTGCAGTAAACCCTGCCTTCGCTGACCTGCTTGTTGGCGGTCTGTCTGACGTTGCTCTCGCTGGTGGCGCAAACGAACTCCGCAACGGTCAGGTTGCACGCCTGTTCGGCATGGACGTCATCGAGACTCCTGCTTTCGCTGAGGCAACTAAGGCTGTTGCTGTGGGTTACCACGCAAACGCTGCTGCTTTCGTTTCGCAGATTGACAAGGTTGAGTCTCTTCGCAACCCAAGCAAGTTCGCAGACATCGTTCGCGGTCTGAACGTATACGGCGCAAAGGTAACCATTCCTTCCGGCGTTTACAAGTACGTCTCGGCCTAAGCCAAAACGTATGGGTGGGGGTCGGCTTCGGTCGGCTCCCACCTTCCACACAACTGAATAATTTTTTCACCTTATACGAAAGGCGCGTGAATGGCTCTCGCAACTATCGCAGATGTTGAGGCTCGTCTTGGACGTGAACTCACTACTGCTGAAGAGGCAAAAGCAACCGCCTGGCTTGAGGATGCTTCCGCACTTTTCGTCAACAGGTCAGAACAAAAGTTTGAAGTCAGCGAATCAACTGTTCGCCAATTCCCTAAAGATGGTGTGATCCGTCTCCTGCAACGTCCCGTGATTGACATTGTGTCTGTCACTGACATCAATGGCGGAGAGATTGACTACACATGGGATGGACGTCAGACGCTCTTTGACCTTTGGACGACTCTGCCTGTCATTGTCAACTATGAACACGGTTCAGCAGATATTCCTGCCGACGTTGTTGCAGTAGTTGCTGGCATGGTGGCTCGTACCATTTCTATTGCGCCAGATGCGGCCGCTGGAATCACTAAGACAACCACTGGGCCTTTCAGTCAAGAGTTTGCTTCTTGGGCTGTCGGTTCTCAGGTGATGTTGTCTCCAGCTGAACAGGCTGTTGCTGATTCTTACCGCCAGAAGCATCTTGGCACTGCATCTCTTTTGGGGAACGCGCCTTATTCGCGCCGTATCCCTGACCCTCGACACTTTGGGTGGTAACTATGGGGGAGACAGTCACAATCGTTCGTCGCACTCTTGGCAGTGTTGACGACTACGGAAACCCTACGGCTACAACATCGGAAGTTTCGGTTTCTGGTTGCCTAGTTGGTTGGGGCATGACGAATGAGCCAGCTTTGGCTGATGCTGACCCGATAACAACCCAAATGACGCTTTACATGCCAGCGGGAACTGAAGTTCTTGATGGTGACGAGTTCATCGTTCGCGGTGACCGTTTCGTGAAGGATGGCATGGCTCAGGCCTGGTCATCAATGTTGAACGTGTCTAAGGGTGTTGTTGTGATGTTGAGACGTCGCGATGGCTAAACCGAAGATTGTTTTGGACAAGTCAGCTATCAACAAGCAGTTGTTGAAGTCTGATGAAATCAAGGCTGTCGTCAATCAGCTCGCTGACGAATTAGCAATGTCGGCAGGGCCACAGTTTTATGTGATGGAGAACATGCACCGGTTCCGCTTTAGCGCGACCGTTATTGATCCGTCTGAGGATGCCCTACGCCGAGAGGCTACAGAGGGCAATTTGACTCGAGCCTTGTCTTCGATGGGTGTTGAGCGACGATTTGGAAAGAGACGCTGATGGCAACAATTTTCCCTGATGTTGAAAAACTGCTTGTTGCACGGTTGAAATCTGCTTTGCAAGCTTCCTCACAGGCTTATGCTTCCAGCGTTACGGTTGCGACAAAGAAGCCTGGGGCTGAAGTTACGCCTTACCCGGCACGGATTGTGACGGTTCGTGTAGATGGCGGAACTTCGATTGAACGTGGCTTGACTAAGTCTGAACGTGTAGGCGTGAACGTCTTTGCAGCCAACTATTCGGATGCGTCAAGTCTTGCTCTGCTTGTTGAGGCTTTGATGCGCACTTTCAACTGGGGAGACATCAAGCTGGTCAACACTTCAATGTCGCCTGTCCGTGTAGATAACGACGGCAAGGAAGAACAGCGATACATGACTTTCGAGCTTGTCGTAAAGGCTTCAACTCTCTAATTTTCTGACCGTACTCAGAACGGGCATTGCCCAATCCCCAACCCCTGCTCCCTGTGGGGGTTTTCCCATTTCTAAAGGAGAAATCACTATGGCTTTGACAGCCGAAAACGTGAACGTGGCAGTGACCGGAAAAGTTTATGTCGCACCCACAAGCGCAACTGCACCAACTGCTTCTGACAGCATCCTGACCGGCTTCTCTGAGCTGGGCTATGTGTCGGCAGACGGCATCGAGGTCGCACACGACCGTTCCACCAACCAGATCCGTGCATGGCAGAACTCTGACCTCGTGCGCGAAGTTGTTACCGAAGCAACCACCACTTACAAGCTGACTCTTCTTGAATCCAGCGAAGACGTGATTGAAACCTATTTCGGTTCTGCAATCACTGGCGGAAAGCTTGAACTGAACCCTGCTTCTAGCGGTGGCCGCAAATCGTGGGTTGTTGACGTTGTTGACGGTGCTGACGTTATCCGTCACTACATCCCAGCTGGCGAAGTTACTGCTGTTGAGAGCCAGACCTTCGCAAACGGTGAGGCTGTTTCTTACGGCATCACCATCACTGCTTATGCAACCGCTGGTCGCGTAGCAGACGTTTTTTACGGTGCTTTCGAAGACTAAACCGTAAGTGAAAAAATCCGGGGTCGGCGGTGTGCGGACTCGTCGGCCCCGGTTCTCTCTTTCCGCACACTCAACCGCACTAAGGAGACACAATGTCCGCTGACAAAAAGCCACACAACAAGTTCGCTTTCGAACAAGGTGGCAAAACATACTTCATTCCTAAGTTCTCTGACCTGCCAGCTGGCGCATTGCGTAAAGCTCGCAAAGGCGTCGATGACTTAGACAAAGCTTTCACGATTATCGAATATGTGATGGGTGAAGATTCGCCTGAAATCTTGGCTGTCGATGACATGTCTGTTGCTGAGTTTGGCGAGTTCGTCAAGTCTTGGACTGGCGGCACTTCAGTGGGGGAATCCTCTGGCTCTTAGAGCTTGCAGAGTCTCACCCGAGTGAGATTCGTGCAGACTTTCGGAGCCGTTACAACATTTCATGGGATGACGTCGGTTCGACCATTTCATGGCTTGAGGCTTTGCATCTTGTAAACATGCTTCTCCAAGACCCGGCATCTTGGGTTCAAGCATCGAAGAGTGGCTGGAAGTATCCAGTCAGCCAAGAGTGGATGCTACTTGCCGAGCTATTCGACTTGACGCACCAGGTCAATTCAAAGAACAAGGTGAAGCCGTTGGTTCGTCCGTGGCCTGATCCAAAGGCTCAACGTCTTGGCAATGCCAAACATTCTCGAGCTGACATTCTTCGCAATCTTGACCGGATGAACAAAAAGGAGTCCTAATGGCTGGCAGTGCTATTGCAACCGCTTATGTGCAACTCGTTCCCACAACAAGTGGCATTGGGGCTGCTATCAGCAGTGAGTTCACTGGAGTTGGTGAGGTCGCAGGTCAGAACATGTCCGGCGGAATCATGTCTGCTGTCAAGAAGCTTGCAGGGCCTTTAGCGGCTGCTTTCACTATTGGTGCAGCCATTAGTTTTGGTAAAGATGCGATTCAGCAAGCGTCTGACTTGAACGAGTCTGCAAACGCTATCAAGGTGACGTTTGGTGATGCTTCTGGCGCGATTGCTACTCTTGGCGAGACTGCTTCAAAGCGTCTTGGTTTGTCTCAGTCACAGTTCAATGGCATTGCGACTCAGTTCTCTGCTTTTGCTGGCACTATTGCTGGCGATGGTGGCAATGTTGCTGACGTAATCGACAAGATTTCACAACGCGGGGCAGACTTCGCATCGGTTATGAACTTGGATGTCAGTGAGTCAATGCGCTTGTTCCAGTCTGGTTTGGCTGGCGAGACTGAGCCTCTTCGCAAGTACGGCATTGACTTGTCTCAGGCAGCTGTCGAGGCTTACGCCATGTCGGCTGGCATTTGGGATGGCGTCGGCACTATGACTGAAGCCCAAAAAGTTCAAGCACGTTATGGGTCACTTATGGCTCAGACGTCAAAGACTCAGGGCGACTTTGCTAACACTGCTGATGGCTTGGCCAACTCGCAACGTATTGCGAACGCAGAAATTGCAGATGCTCAGGCAAAACTTGGCGCATCTTTCTTGCCTATTGTTCAAGCGGTTACTGTTTTTCTTGCAAACACTTTTGTTCCCATTTTGAATGATTTGGGCACAACTTTCGGCAACGTGTTCCAGTGGATCAATGAGAACGCAAACCTTGCAATCCCAATTTTTGCGGCACTTGCAGCTGTCATTGTTGCGGCACTAACTCCAGCAATCATTGGGGCTATTACTGCAACATGGGCGTTCACAGCCGCTTTGCTCGCTAACCCCATCACTTGGATTGTGTTGGCTATTGGTGTCCTCATTGGGGCAATCGTCTTGCTGGCGATGAACTGGGACACCGTAGTCAAGTGGATCACTAATGTCTGGGGTGGATTCATTGGGTGGCTTCAGCCTGGTCTGAAAGCTATTGGAGACGCGTTTTCTTCAGTATTCAATGGCATCGGTCAAGTTATTTCTGGAGTCTTTGAGGGCATTGTCTGGGTCATCAAGACTTACATAAACACCATTTTGAAAGTTATCAATGCAGTTATTGATGGGCTGAACGGTGTTGGCAGTTTCATCTCGAAGGCTACGGGCGGAACCATCGGTTTCAAGTTAGGCAAACTTCCCCTGCTTGCGCAGGGTGGAACGATTACGGGCGCAGGAAGCGTCATTGTGGGCGAGAAAGGCCCTGAGATGTTGAATCTGAACCGTGGAGCTTCTGTTGTGCCTCTTGATAAGGCTTCGGGGCAGACGATTGTTTACAACGCCGCACCAAACACTTCGCTCGATTCTGAACAAGCACTATTCAATGCAATGAGAAGGGCAAAGGTTGTCGGATGGTAAACGTCACACTTTCACTTGTTGGCGGAAACGGTGACGAAGTTGTTTTCACTGACGAGGGTGATTTTGTTCTCACAGCTGGCTTGTCTGGCATGGGTATCCCATCGACGACTGTCCGCATTGACGATTCGGCTGCTGATGGTGGCGTGTGGCGTTTCTCAAAACGTGGCATCCGTGAAATGGATTTGCCTGTAGTTGTTTTCGGGGCTAACCGCACCGAAGTCGAGACTAATCTTCGACGACTCTCTACACTGCTTCACGACAAGTCAAATGGGACTGTTCTTCGCGCAACATATTCCACTGGTGAAGTGTGGGAGCTAACTCAAGGACACTATGTCGCTGGGGCTGAAACCACCAAGGGTGACGATGCGAACGTGGCTTGGACGCGCTGGGTTTTGACAATGCAGTTCGCCAACCCGTTCTGGATCCGTCAAGAACCTGAGTCAATCAGTGTTGGTTCGTCTGGCACTATCCGTTCCCTTATCCCTCACCTTGCTGAAATGCGCATTTCTGGCTCGCAGGTCACGGGAAGCATCACTATTGAAAACATTGGCGATGTTGACGCGTATCCGGTTTGGACTTTCCAAGGCCCTGCCGATTCTGTTCTAGTTACTTCTCAGTCGGGCTTGTCGTTCAAATATGATGCGCCGATTCTTGCTGGGGAAACAATTCAGGTGAACACCGCTACTGGTGAAGTTACTGACGGCATCGGGGCTAATGCTTACGCCAATTTGGCTGTCGCTCCCAAGCTGTTCACTATTCCGGCTGGAACTTCGACTCTTTCTGTTGAAGCAATAGGTGCGGATAGTGCGACGCTCGTCTCTCTCTACTATCAGCCTCGTAAGGAAGTAGTTCACTAATGCACATCAATGAGCTGACGTTCGAAATCCGCGACGAATCGTTGAACCGTGTTGGACAGTTATTGCCTGCTGACCTTGTTGGTTGGCGTTCTGTTCTCCGGTTCAACAATGTTGGCTCTTGGGAGATTACTCTTCCTGCGGATCATGTGTTGGGGCAGGTTCTTGCTTCGCCTGGTTCGGGTATTTTGGTGACGCATCAGACTGCTGGCGTTATTTTGTCGGGACCTACGACTGCTGTTGAGAATGTGTCTGAGGCTGGCGACCCTCATGGGGTTGTGAAGATTAGTGGTGTTGACGATTCGGTCATTTTGGGTGAGCGTTTGGCTTATCCAACACCTTCGAGTGCTGATGTTTCTGCGCAGACTTCGGCGTATGACACGGTCACTTCTGAGCTTGCTTCGACGGCTATGTATGGCTTTGTGGAGCGCAATCTTGTTGCTGGGGTGGCTCCGTCTGCTCGAGCTGTTTCTGGGCTTACGTTGGCCGCTGACGAGGGGCTTGGGTCGCTTGTAACTAAGTCGGCTCGCTTCGATATTTTGGGCGAACTGCTCACAGAGTTAGCTGTTGTTGACGGGCTTGGTTTTGACATCAAGCAGAACGACCTTTCGCTTGAGTTTTCAGTGTTTGCGCCTGTCGACCGTACTGGCGAAATCCGTATGGATGTGCAGAACAACACACTGTCGTCGACTTCGTACGGGTTCGGTCTTATGGGCTTATCTCGTGCGATTGTTGCCGGTCAGGGGGAAGGCGCTGCACGTCAATTTATTGAAGTTGAGACAACAGAGTCTTTAGAGTCTGAGTCCTTGTGGGGTCGCCGCATTGAGTCATTCATTGACCAGAGGAATACCTCTGATGTTGTTGAGCTGACTCAGGCTGGTCTTGAGGCTTTGGCTGAGTCTGGCGTGACGGTGACGTCGATTGATGTTGTGCCTTCGTCGGATTCGACGATGCGTTACGGCATTGACTGGAATCTTGGCGATTCGGTCACTGTTGTGGTGGGTGGTCAAGAAGTTTCTGCTGTTGTGACTCAGGTTGCTTTGAGTGTCGATTCGGACGGTGTCCGGGTTGGTGCGACTGTTGGGCAGCCGACGGGTGTCGATTATGACGCTTTGGTTGCTAAGAAGCAGACGACTACGTCGAAGCGTGTGAACGCTTTGGAGCGTAAAGAGTCAACTGCTGGTTCTTCAAGTTTTGGAAATGTAGACAACGGAACCCCATCGACTGTGTTTGGTGGGTTTGACCCGATTGACGCTGGAGGCGTTGCCTAATGGCTATCAAGATTCAACTTCGTCGTGGCACTGCTTCTGAGTGGACTTCTGCAAACCCTGTTCTTATGCAGGGGGAGATGGGTGTCGAGACTGACACTTTGAAAGTCAAGCTCGGGAATGGAACGACTGCCTGGACTTCTCTGCCTTACTTCACGCAGGGAGCTAAGGGTGACACGGGGCCAACAGGTGCTACTGGGCCAACTGGGCCAACTGGGGCGACTGGTGCAACTGGTGCAACTGGCCCTGCCAACACCATCACAATGGGCACTGTTACGACTGGTGCTGCTGGATCATCAGCGTCTGCGACTGTTACAGGAACTGCACCAAATCAGACTTTGAACCTTGTTATTCCTAAGGGAGATAAGGGTGATACTGGTACGGCTGCGACGATTACTGTTGGCACTGTTACGGCATTGTCTCCCGGGGCTACTCCTACTGTTTCTAATAGTGGAACTACTGGGGCAGCTGTCTTCAACTTTGGGATCCCTACTGGCGCAACTGGCGCGACAGGCCCTGCTAACTCTTTGTCTGTTGGGACTGTAACAAGTGGGGCTTCGGCTTCTGCAACGATTACCGGCTCTGCTCCTTCTCAGACGTTGAATCTTGTATTGCCTAAGGGAGATACTGGGGCGACTGGTACGACGGGTGCTACTGGCGCAACAGGCCCAGCTAATTCTTTATCAATAGGTACTGTTTCAAGCGGAACAACTGCTTCAGCAACAATTACTGGGACTCCGCCCGCTCAGACCTTGAATCTTGTATTGCCTAAGGGAGATACGGGCGCAACTGGAGCGACTGGCGCAACTGGGCCACAAGGAGCAGATGGAATCCCTGCCGGTTCAATCATGGCTTGGGTAACAAATACGGCCCCAACAAACTGGCTTTTTGCTGATGGAACTGCTATTTCGCGCACCACATATTCAACACTGTTTGCTGTCATTGGGACAACTTATGGTGCAGGAAATGGATCAACAACATTCAATCTTCCAAACCTTTCTGGACGTGTACCTGTCGGAAAGAACGCTGGAACTTTTGCGACGTTGGCCGCTACTGGTGGTGCTGAGAGTGTCAGCCTGGATAGTAATAACTTGCCAGCACACACTCACTCGTTCTCTGCGACAACAAGCACTGATGGTTCTCACACTCACGCGCCAAACTCTGGCTACTCATGGCTTATGTCAAACCGAACTGCTGGAACGGCAAACGGAAGTGGCTCTGCTGCTCTGACTGATTATTCAACTTCAACAGGTGCGGCAGGTAGCCACGCCCACACAGTCTCAGGCACTACAGGCTCAAGCGGTGCTGGAACAGCGCACAATAACCTTCAGCCTTACATTGTTTTGAATTACATCATCAAGACGTAGTCATAACTATGGCTGAAAGAGCTGCACACATTTACTAACAGCAACCCATGCTCCTACCAAGGAGCATTTTCTATTTAAGGAGCTAACGTGACTCAGAGTTCATGGCCATTTCAGGACGTAGACACGAGCGAAACACAATTCAGTCGTTGGGCACGTCACATGGGCCAAGGAGTCAACGGACTACCAGGCGACAACAACTTGAAAGTTGTTGGTGACTCTTCCGGTATGCAGGTGAAGGTGAAAGTCTCTGGAGGAAACTCTCAGGCACTTGTTCGCGGACACATGTTCAACTCCACCGCTGAAGAAACCCTGACCATTGATGCATCATCAAGCAACCCACGCATTGACAGCGTTGTGTTGACTCTTGATCCAACTGCTAACTCGATTGTCTTGGAAGTTCTCAAGGGCACTCCAGCAACTAGCCCATCAGCTCCTTCTCTAACCCAAACTGATACAGCTGTTTATCAGCTGAAGTTGGCAGACGTCCTCGTTGGGGCAAACGTCACCACTATCAGTGCCGGGGCAGTAACCGACCTGCGAGTATTCATCGAGAACGTGTGGACGACAGCAACCCGTCCAACAGCTTTCCAAGGCCTCACCGGCTACAACGTCACCACAGGAACGCTCGAGGTTTATACCGGCAGTGCATGGGTTCCAACAACCCCCAGCACTATGGATGCCTCAATCATCACCTCAGGGACGATTGACGCAAACCGACTTCCAACCACCGCAGTTGCTAAGGGTGGAACCGGAGCAACCGATGCAGCATCAGCTCGCACAAACCTTGGTGTTGCGGCTGCTTCTCACACTCACGCAATTTCTGATGTCACAGGGCTACAAACTGCTCTTGACGGCAAGCAGGTTGCTGGCTCTTACGCAGCGTCAAGCCACACTCACGATGCTTCTCAGATTGTCTCTGGAACTCTCGGTGTTGGCGTCGATACTGGCGCAAACATCAAGGGCTACCACATCTATGCATCAAACAAATGTTCAATCTCCGGCAACAACGGTGATGTGAACTCTTCTGGTTCCGGCATTTTCTCTCAAGGAGTCAACGGTGGAACTGGTCTTGCGGCACCTGGTATCTACACGCAAAACAACAGCGGTTATGCAGTTTATGTAAACAGTGCAGGTGTGCTTGGAATTGGTAGCTCCTCGGAGCGTTTCAAGGACAACATTGCTGACGCAGAAATCGACCCTTCAGCTGCGCTCGACATTCGTGTCCGGAACTTCACCTACAAGCCAGAGTTTGACGAAGACGGCTCACTCAAAATTGGTGTTATTGCTGAAGAACTTATCGGAATCGGTCTAAGCCAGTTCGTCATGTTCGACGGTGAAGGCCAGCCAAACGGTGTCCTCTACGAAAAGCTCGCATTAGCTCTGATTCCTGCTATTCAGGAACAGCACTCACGTCTTGTTGCTCTCGAGGCACGCATCGCCAAGCTCGAAAAGTAAGGAGAGAACTATGCCTTACGTTCAAAAGTTTGCACCAAACCTTGATGCAGTTGCTTACCCCGGTCAATGCCTTTGGCTTGTTGAAGAGGCTTACAACACTCCAGAGCCTTACACTTCGATGTTCCAGACGGCTCGTGAGTCGTGGGATGCGTCAGCTTTCAAGCATGAAACTAACGAGATGCCGGGCGTTCCAGTTCCGGTGTACTTCTCATGGACTGGAACCATTGACGGGGTTACAAAAGACTGGGGCGACTGCCGAATCTTTGTTCCTGGTCGTGGCGTATTTGGTTCGCCACTGAACTGGGATGACCCTCTCGGCAACGCATGGGTTGCAGATCTCAACGAGGTCGAACGACTCATTCCTGGTGCAAAGTATCTCGGCTGGACTGAGGACATTTCAGGCTTCAGAGTTGTTGACTATGTCGAAACACCAACTCCAGAGCCAACACCTGTCCCTGCGCCAGTTGTGCCAGTTGTTCCAGAACCCGTCCAACCAAAGCCCGAAATTATTCAACCCGAGGAGAAGCCAGTGGCAACCCCAACTAGCCCCGAAGAACTCAAGGCAGCTCTCGACCGCCAGTCGGCTCTTACTTCTGCTGTTAAGCCAGCAGACCTTGGTTCAATCATTACGAACAACAAGGCTCGCAAGATTGTGTGGGCTGTCTATGGCATTGCTGGACTGTTCATTATTGGCATCATGGGTGGCTTGACGGCCGCCCAGTGGATTGCTCCCGAATGGTTCATTTTCTCGACCGGTGTTTACACTGCCATCTCGCCAGCTTTTGCTTCTTTGGCGATGGCGAACATTGACACGAAGAAATAACGCCATGCCAGAGCCAACAATTAACGACGTCTTGGTCATCCTCGCAAGATTGGAACAGAAGATGGAAGCGGTCAACACCACCTTGTCCAAGCTTGAACAAACTAGCGACCAACATTGGAAGCGTCTGAACCAGCACGAAGTTGACATTGAACTGTTGAAGCAACGTCAGGGGCCTCGAGTCCACTGGTCATCTTGGGTCGCCGTCATTGTTGGTGCGCTCGGGTTTATCGCCGCATTTGTTACTTGGGTTGTGAAGTAAAGGATTTCTATGTCAGACGTTGAACGTGGTTCGGATTTTGTTGGCGAGTACGTCGTGCCCATTGATCCAATGGACGAGTTTCACTGCGACAGTTGTCAGTAACTTAATATATGCTCACAGAGCAGTTCTCCGGACGTGTTCTGGAACTCTCCAGAGAAGACCCCCACTCAGATTGATTTCTGAGTGGGGGACTTTTTTGTGTTTAGTAGCAACCAGCAGTCTTCATTGCTTCGTCAAGATACCTCATCAGTTTGGCATTGTTGTGCCCAGTACGTTCTCGAGTTGCCGTGTTGTTTGAATCAGCGTTGTTGAACTGTTCTTGAAGAGCGTTGCAATCTTTTGCAGCCGTCAAAGCGTCAATGTCTGATTGAAGCGTTGGTGCGTAGTCTTCCCATTCCACACTTGCAGTTGCAGGTTTTGATGTTTCAGTTGTTGGAGTGTCTGTGGATCCGCCACTAACTGTGCATCCTGTGAGAAGGAGCGAAAGTGCAATGGTTCCGATGGTGAGTTGTTTTTTCATGGATTCCCCCTTTGTTGTTTTCATTATGCTTCAAGTTCTCCCTGGAGTGGAAGAACTGAACTCATGCTTTGCGCCATCATGTCCGCCATCTGAATGTGAGCGTCCGGCAACAGGTGTCCATATACGCCGATTGTGGTTGTGATGGACTCATGTCCCATGCGTGCTTGAACAAACGGCAGAGGCGCACCAGAGGCGACAAGCCATGACGCATGAGTATGGCGTAGGTCGTGCGGTGTCGGGCGTTTAGAGAGCGGTTTGAAGCCTTGCGCTTTGCACAGGTCTTTGTCCATGGCGCGGTCAACTGCTGGGAGCCAAATGGATGAACGGAACCGTCCGGGCCACAGATGCGTGCCAGTCTCGGGACTGCCGAACACTAACGCATTAGATTCACCAGGCGTGCCCAAAGCAGAAACAAGCTCAGGCCATAGAGAGATGGTGCGTGTGGCTTTTGAAGACTTGGGGTGTTTCAGCACGGGCGCACCAGAAGCCGCTTTCTTCCATGCTTTATCGATGCGGATGGTGACAGGGTTTGCATCAAAATTGATGTCTCCCCATGTCAGGGCAGTAGCCTCTCCCCAACGGCAGCCAGTCCCAACCAGAAACAGCACGAAACGCTTGTAACGGTCATCAATGAAGTGGTGCAGGGTGGAGAACTCGTCACGAGAGAGTAGAACACCCTCATGCTTGACGCCTTTAGAGATGCGCGTTTTGTGGGCAGGGTTTTGCGCAATCAAGCCCTCGTCGACGGCTGCGGTCAAGACGGCAGACAACACCGCGTGATAGTTGCGCACCGTCTTAGCTGACACGTTCTTGTCCTTGTAGATTTTGGAAGGCTGTGCCTCTTGCCACATGATCCAACGACCTACGTCTGAACGTCCAATGGCATCCAGAGGCATGTCACCTAAGACTTGCAAATAAGAGCGTTCAGCGTTGGCGACATAACCAGCCCGTGTGCCTGGTTCGATACCGGTGAGCAGTCCAGACTCTGGGTCAAGGTATTTGGCTGTCCATTCACGCAATGTAGGCATGCCTACATCTTTTGACTGTCTAGCCTCCAGAACACTTCGTGCGGCCGCGCCACCAACATTGTCGACAAGGCGTCCAAACTCTCTTGCACCTTTTTCGTCAACAAAGGACTCTTGGCACATTTTTCCGTCAATTCGGAACTGAACGCGCCACATAACGTCGCCGTTCTTGGCTTTTCTGGGGGTCACGCTTGCCATAAAAAGAAAACCTACATCCTGCCTACTTTGAGGCTTCTATCTCTCAAGTGTAGGTCAGAATGTAGGCACAGACTGTTTTTTAGTCTTATTTTCTTTTATTTACTGGGGTGAGTAACGGGTATCGATCCCGCGACCTCCTGAACCACAATCAGGCGCTCTACCAACTGAGCTATACCCACCATGTTGTGCTTCCGACGAATC